ACTTCGAAGTTACTGGACTTGGAAACCAAAACAATAGACCGTATATAGTATTCAATACCGAAGCGTATAAAAGCGGAGATAAGGTTTATATTTCTTTTAATGCAAACATATTATCAGGAGTGCCGTTTATAAGGAATATGTATCTACAAGGCGCAAATGACCCGAATCATACGGTGGTGCAGGGATATAATGAACTCCCCGTGTATACCGCAGGTGGTGATGGAAGTGCTTTTAATCTTTACTTCTCGTCATTAATACTATATGACCTAGAAGTAACAGATTTAAAAGCGTTTATTTTAAGGTAATGTGATTTTAAATAAAAGACTATAAAAATGAAGGAAATGATAAAATGTGCCGTATTAAATAAGGAATTTTCCACCAAAGAAGAGATGTTCGCTGCTCTTAAGGCCAATAAGAATGAGATTCTCGCGTTAAAGACTGCGACAATCAAGTATAGTGAGGGAATTCGTACTGACCAGTACAATCCTGATCTTATCATAAAACAAATTAGTAATGGAGAACAAAAAGAAATCGCGGATTTCAGCCGCAAAAGTGGCTACATTTATCCTATTATTAATACCACCAATATTATGGATTCCCATAAAGATGTTCATTTTGATGGTATATGGGAGAAGTCTGTGGGTGAGCAGCAAGGTAAAATATATTACCCGATCAATCACAAACTCGAAATCGGTGCAGTCATAGGCTACCCTAAAGACGTTAGAATATTTACTCATAAGTTCTCGTTTAAGGACTTAGGATTCGATGCTCCAGGAGAAACTCAGGCGCTCGTTTTTGAGGTAAAATTGAATGATTACGCAAATAAAGATGCAATGGAGGTGTTTAAAAACCAACTTCCCGCACAAAATAGCGTTAGAATGCAATATGTCAAGGTTCGTATGGGTATCAACTCAGAAGAAAAATCTTACATCGAAGAGAAGAAGTACTACGATGAAGTAATTGACAAAATTGCAAATAAAGAAGAGGTTGAAAAGGATGGATACTTTTTTGGTGTCCATGAAGCCAAAATATTAAAGGAAGGGAGTTTGGTCTTATTGGGATCAAATAGTGTCACTCCAGTACTTTACGCCAGTGAGCCGGAGAAATTCACTCATGAATCAGTTGACACTGAACAAAAACGTATCGAAGAGGAAATTAAGCAGTCCACTCAGGCGTTGATCGAGTATTTAAACAAAATTAAAATTTAACATTAAAATTGAATCAAATGACTGATTTAGAAAAAGCTACTGCAAAAGCAGAGGCATTAAACACTAAAATTGAGGAACTTAAGGGTTCTATCAATGAAAAAGCGACCAGTGCTGATGTGCAGGAAGCTATCGAGAAAGCTTTCGAGGGAAAGAGTCTTTCTGAAATCGTAGGTTCTATCGAATCCGTAAAGGAATTGGCAGAAGAGTTAGGTCTTCAAGTGAATGAAATGAAGACAAAAGGTGAAGGAGAAGCCGAAGGTATCCTTGGTGTTGTTAAGAAAAACATCGACAAAGTTAGAGCAGCTATGAAATCTACCGTAAAAGGAGAAGGAGTTGTTGACTTTAACGTATCTCTTAAAGCGTTGGCTACTACTGCTGCGGTAACTAGTACTAACTCTTACAGAGACACTCAATTAGTTCCTCTTGACAAAAGACGTACTGTAATGAGCGACTTGTGGAGACACATCACTCTTGGTGCAAACAACTCAGGAAAAGTATCTTACATCGATTGGGATACTGCGACTACTGCCCGTGCCGCCGCTGCCGTTGCAGAAGGTGCTGCATTTCCTGAATCTACTGTTGCTTGGGAAGAATTTGACATCAAATTGAAAAAGATTGGTGACTCTATTCCAGTAACCGAAGAATTCGCTTATGACGAAATGAGATTTGCAGGAGAAATCCAAATGTTCTTATCTGATAACGTTGAGTTAGAAGTTGATGATCAATTATTGAATGGTGATGGTCTTGGCGCAAACCTACTTGGTTTAGACGCAACTGCTCCGGCGTTTACTCCGGTAAACAGAGGTCTGACTGCTGCTACTCTTTATGACTTAGTTCCTATTCTTAGAGAAACTATCGTAAAAGGTAAAGGTGCTAAATATCAGCCAAACTTCATCATGATGAACTTAACTGAGATCAACAAATACAAATTGCAGAAAGATGCTAATAACAATTACATCATGCCTCCATTTGTATCTGCTAATGGATCAGTTATTGATGGTATCATGGTTGTTGAGAATAACAACATCGCTGATAACATTCTTTACATTGGTGACTCTCGTTATGGTAGAATCTATGATAGCGCTGAAGGTTACTCTTTACAACTTGGATATGTTGGTGATCAATTCATCCAAGATAAGAAAACTTTCAAAGCTAGAAAGAGATGTGCTTTATTGATTAAAGAAAGCGAAAAAGCTGCTTACTTGAAAGTAGCCAGTATTTCCGCTGCCATCACTGCACTAGAAGTATAATCTAAAGCATGAAGATTAGAAAAATAAAGAAAAGTGGTTCTGTGGGGATCGGCGAAATAGTCGATCTTCCAGAGTCATTTTGCAAAAGTCTAATCGCTAAAGGTTATTGGGAAGCAGTTGATAAACCGGCTGAAGTTAAGAAACCTGCAGCGAAGAAGACATCAAAGAAAAAGTAAAATACCCAGTAAATGATCATAGATAAATCATATTTCAAAGGAAATTTAAGAATTCCAAATGTACAAACAGACCTAGCGCCTTTAGGTGACAGAATGGGTAATCAAGTTGATCTTGATGCGTATATTTTGCAGTATGAGAAGGAATTGATGACTTACGCTTTAGGGTATGCTGCTTACAAATCTTTCAACGATAGCTTTAATGTCGACGGCAGTCTTAAGCCGGGAGCAGAGCAGCGATGGAAAGATTTGATAGACGGGAAGGAATATACAAACCCAAATGGAGATTTAGTAAAATGGGATGGACTTCGATACACTTTAGGCTCTTTCAAGTATAGCTTGATAGCAGACTATGTGTTTAGCAAGTTCCTTAATGATCACTCAAGAACCTTTTCAGGTACTGGAATGGTAAAAGAGGGGGCATCAGGAGCGACTGTTGAGAGTTCAATTCCTAGAGTAGCTGAATCATGGGACACCTTCATTGATAAATATCAGGGAAATTCGACTGAATCAGGATATCCTAGACTGATCCAAAAAGAGGGTCTTATAGGCATAGATTGGTCAAGCGATTTTGATGCGTCTAATATCACGTTATACAGATTCTTATCTGACAATGACGCTGATTATTCTGACGCTAAATTTTCGTTTTTCGGAAGAATTAATAGCTTTGGGATATGATAATTGTAGAGGATAGATTGCGTAAACTTTTTGCGACATTGCCGCCGGTTATGATACCGGACGTAAATGACAATATGGTTGCTCACTCGATATTTTTTGACTGGGGAAAGATTGAAGACTTAAATATTCTAATCAAGCAAGAGGATGTTTATCCTTTATTGTGGTTAGAAACCGGTTTTGATGAAGTCCATAATAACCAAAAAGAGGAAGTTTCTGCATCACTGTCTTTTAAGATAGCAACATCAGGACTTAATTCTTCGTTATTAAATCAACAGAGAATATCATCGACCTTTGCTTTAGTGCTATTTCCTACTCTCGAGAATATAAGAAAGGCGTTTGAGAGATCAAACATAACCGAGATTACAGATCGAGATTGGAATATTACAAAGTTTTATAATTGGTCTGATCAAGAAAATTTAGAAACATCGCAAGTGTGGGATGCTCTAAGATTTGATATTGACCTGATAATCAATAATGACTGTTTAAAACCATTTTCATATGGCTAAGAGAAAAAAAGAGTATTGTCGTACGATCCGCAATTTTACATATAAGGGAAAATTCTATGAAAAAGGAAGTGGTTTATATCTTACGGCAGAACAAAAAGAAATATTAATTAATAGTAATTTTATTAAATCATGATTTTATCAGATATTTTAGGAGTTAATTCGAAATGTAAAGATGCCGGACTTGCAAGTGTAGGTTCTTTCGCATGTCCGTTTAAATTCCAATTACCCGATGGACTTATCCTTATAAAGAAAGGATTCAAAGTTCCGGCTGCTACTGATTTTAACAAAGCGTATTTGCTTGATCTAGTGCAAACTGGTATCGCAATTCCATTGTTGAGATCATTCAGCTTTGAGCCAATAAATGAGGACGATGTCCTTGAAACATCTGTTACAGGTGTTAATGACCTTGCAAGAAAAGGATTGACATCTTTGATGTTCACCTACAAGAAAGGTATTGAGTATGAAAAAGCAATGGAGAGACTTACTTCTTTCGGTGCTTTTGACGTGTGGGTTGTAGATACCTCAGGAAATTTCTTGGGAATCGACAAAGACGGAGACTTCGGTGGATGGTCTGCAGGTTTGGTATTAGCTAAATCTAAGACTTGGAACACTGGATCTGAATCAGAAGGAAAAGCAATTGAAGTTCAATTGACTCAGCCAGGTGAAAGAAAAAACACCACTTGGATTCAAGCCTCTGCTTTAGACTTCTTTGCTCCAACTGAAATTGACGGTATCAATGGTACTTACATGTCTTTCGCTGATACTAACGGAGCAGTTCCACCTGCAGCTAGTGATGTTGAAATTTCACTACAAGTTTTAGCAAATGACAAGAGTACTCCTATCTTAGGATTAGTTACTGGTGACATTGAGGTTAGACTTAGTGGTGTAATAACCGCAGCTACTGTATCTGAAGACGGAAACGGATTCTATACATTGTCAGTAACCGTTACTGCCGGTACTGTTGACGTTACACTTCACGATTCAGTTGATGCAGTTGATGTTGTTAATGTAAGTGATATTTTATTTGCCGGTACTGTATCTGCAGTTGCAGCTTAATAAAAGTTATATAAGATGAGAACCTTATAATCATAGATTATAAGGTTCTTTTAAAATATTTGTTTGTTTGTTTTTTTGATTGTTTGTAATTATGCCGACAGTAAGTGACTTCAGGAAGAATTTGATGAAGATTGATGTAAAGTCACTTACTAAGGCAATTGTTTCCGAACCCGGTATTCAAGTACAACTAGTTGATTTAAACAGAGAAGATCAAATTGCATTAGGGGGTATTGATTCTAAAGGTCAACCCCTTTTTACTTATGCGGCCTCCACTCAGGAGATTTATGACGCAAATCCTCCAATGGATTTAGGAGGCATGTTTAAGACATGGAAAAAGCCGTACAATCTATTTTGGACGGGTAAATCTTATTACGCATTCAGGGCGTACGTCAAAGGGGATTCCCTTTACATAACAACAAACCCAAGAGGCAGAAAATTATTGTTGATGAACGGAGGTGATAATATTTTCGGATTAACTCCGGAGAATGCATTAATTGCTAACTGGGATATTATAGCACCTAAAATAAATGAAGCTTTCAGAGAACAATTATTATAAAACAATCAGAGCCATTCCGGTTTACAATTTCTATTTACTACATCAAGAAAAAGACTTACGATATCTCCATAGAGACTTTGAAGAAGGAGACGAAGATCAACTTACTGAGGAACAGATACTTGATTTAACCTCTATCAAAGCTAGTTTAATGGAAGATTATATCGACGCATTGTCTGACGGTAAAGGCAGGTCTGATATGCTCATATTAGGCCAAATTGGGGATATGGAGGTTGAAATAATGACAATTGGATCAATACTACAGATGATGATTTTAAGTCCAACAGAAGGCCTTAAACAGTGTCTACGAGATTGGAAGTATCCTGATGATCCGGAAAAAGCAAAAAAAAAGCTTGATGGAGTAAAATTTAGGCATTCAATTCTTAAGGCAAAGAACAAACATCTATTCGAAACTGATAAACAAGCCGAAGAGATTCAATATGATCTATATAAAGACGTTGTATTGTTAGAACAAAGTTTAGACGGTAAAAATATAGACCCAAGAACTTGCGTTTTAGAGAAGTGGATTAATTATCTCAAGGTTGCAAAGGAGATGAACAAGAAAAAAGAGAAGACCTATGGCAGGAACAAATAAGGGAGCGATAGATTTAGTAGTAACGAAAGCGGCGTTAGATCAGGTAACTGAACTAAATCGCAAACTCGAACTTACTGAAAAACAGATGATAAAAATTTCGAACCTAGCTAGATCTGCTCAAGGAAACTTCAAGCAGACTAAGGGAACGAAAGACTTGAATGCTCAACTGCAAAAGCAAAGCAACATTCTGATACAAATTGTTAAAAACAATAAGAAATATCATGATGCTGCAATGAAAGCTGCTGCAGGTCAAAAACATCTTGCCCAAACAATAAAGAAAACTGGTGACGCAGCCAAAAAGTCAGGTAGCAGAGTGGGTTCTTTCTTCAAAACTTTGGTTGCATTTGATTTGGCGCGAAGAGCCGTTGATGCTTTTTGGGGTTCATTTAAGAAAGGTTTTGAAGACTTAAAGAAACTGGATTCATTAAGATTGCAATTCCAGTATTTGGTAAAAGATACTCAGGAGGCTCGTTTAACTCAATCATTCCTAGCGAGAGTATCTGAGGAACTCGGGGTGTCGTTACTAGGCCTATCTGAATCATACCTTGCATTTAGAAAGTCAGCTGAATTGGCAAACCTTTCTGCAAAGGATTCTCGTCAAATATTCGAAGATGTTACTAGGGCAGCATCGTTACTGGGCAAGTCAGATGATCAAATACACAACGTTCAGGTAGCATTAGAACAAATGCTTTCAAAAGGAACTGTACAAGCGGAAGAATTAAAGAAACAGTTGGGTAACGTACTTCCAGGATCATTCGAGATCATGGCGAAAGCGGTTGATAAACTTAACCCAAAAGTTGAGGTAACAAATGAGGTATTTAACAAGATGCTGAAAGCAGGTAAGATTATTGCTGCTGATGTATTGCCTGAGTTTGCAAGGCAGTTAAAATTAGCTTACGGTATCGAGAATGTTGATAGAATTGATACGCTACAAGCTGCAACCGTCAGGCTTGACAACGCATTCACTATCATGATTAGAAACATGGAAGAGGGTACTGGAGGCTTGAGTAAAACAATACTATTCTTTACTCAGGCGATTACAGACCTGATAACAAACTTCGGTCAATTATTCTTGACTGCAGAACAACTAGCCAACTTTGAGATTGAGTTCAATTTTGAGAAAGGTTTCAAAGACGGAAGTGATCTCGTTGATGATTATGTGAAGAAGTACGAAGGAAATGTAGAGAAAGTTAAGAAATTTGCTCAAGAGATTGCAGATTCAGATGCATGGGGTTTAGTTGCTCAAGAAGGGCAGTTAAAAAGATTGACTGAGCAATTAGAAAATACTGACCCGGCTATGCTATTTGTAGAAACTGGAATGACTGCAGATCAGCTTAAAAAGAAGATACAAGAACTTGCTAGGCAAATTGGTACTACAAAAGGATTTGTTGAAGGTATAGATACTGCGTTAAGTGATCTTGAAAAAACCGGGAAAAAAGATACGACAGAAACTAGAGCGAAAGCGCAAAGGATTTTTGCGGAGGAAACTCGCGGAGTAATTCAGGAACTAGAGTTCTTGAAAAAAGTTTGGGAGACTTATAGAAAGACTGAAAAAGACCCAATCATAGCAGCCGGATTTAATAAGCAGGTAGATATTGCTAAAGGAATGATCGACATGCTAAAAGGAACTGATGTCGCAGGTAAGGTGGCAGAGGATGCATTAAAAGAATGGAGTGATACTGTAGCAGAGGACTTAAAAAGGCTTGGATTTCAATTTGAGGCTACAGAAGAACAACTGAAGTTGTATAAGAAGGGTTTGGAAGAAATTGCTGACCTTGAGACTGATAGATTTGTTGCAGGTGTTGAGTTGGCTAGAACAATTACAGACAGTCTTCTTGAAATGAAATTAAATGCCATCGATAAGGAAATGGAGAAAATACAAGAAAGGTATGATCTTCAAAAGGAACTTATTGAAATGGAGGAAGGTGACGCGGAGGCCAAAGAAGAAAGATTACGTCAATTAGACAAAGAGAAAGCTATACGAGAAAAGAAGTTAGAAAAAGAAAGAGAAAAAGCTGAGAAAAAAGCATTTCTTATTCAACAAGCCATAACTGCTGCCACTATAGTTGCTGAAACTGCGAAAGGTGTTGCGGTAGCTACCGCTACTTATGGTTCAAATCCGACAACTGCTCCACTGCTACCCGGTATAATCGCTTTAATTGTAGGTACTGGCGCTATTCAATTAGCAACTGTACTGGCTCAATCTATTCCTAAGTTTGCTCAAGGTCACTTAGCAGGTAGCTATGAAGGTCAAGCGATCGTTAATGACGGTGGAAGAATGGAGGTTATAGAGCGAAAATCAGGCGCTATCGAGATGTATTCCAAAAAAGATGCGCTGATTCAAATGAATAAAGGAGATAAGGTGCATAAATCTATAGATAGTTTCATTGAAAGAGGCGGAACTATGGATCACCTTGTAAGAGCAAGTGGATTTGCAGGTGCAGGAATTGGAGGATTCAATGAAGTTAGATCAGAAGCTTTAGGCATAAAAAATGAAATTAAAGAAGGTTTCAGAAATATCAGGATAACCAACGACAATACAAATGTAGCTAGAATTGTGGCCGATGCCATAAGCGATGCTCAATATGAAAAAGGATTTCTATAATGAATAATATACCTGAATTATATGATCTCGTTGAATATGAACTTTACAATGAGAATTATGATAGAAAGATTGTTCCTGAACCGATAGGATGGAAAGATGATCTTGTCCAGTTAAAGAGAAGTACAAAGAATTTTACTACTCTAACAAAGTACATGACAAATCTAGAGTTCACCGGAGAAGGTGCTGAATTCATAACGCAAGTCTATGATCTATTCGGATTTGAAGCGAAGATCATATTGACAAAAAGAAGGATGCATCCAACAAAAATGGAGGTAGAAACAATGTATATTCAAATATTAGATGGATATACTTATCAATATGAGGACGGGAAGGTTAAGATCAACTCAATCGAATCTGATCTCATGGCAAAGATTAATGGCTATAAAGGTGAGTCTGTTGAACTTATAAGAACGACATCTATTGACGGTGTTGAAATACCGGCGCTTGAATTAAGAGATGCTACAATTGACGGTAAACAACTTCAACTAGTTTCTAAATGGGGTATATCAGAAAATGATAATCCATATAGGATTCCTTTCGGTATTGGTAATACTTTCGAGTATACTACATTTCAGATGGATCAGATCGCGAACTCAGACGATCAGACATTTGCCGTTACAAATCCTAGACTAGCGAATGGAAATGACAATAAGCCTCTTAGTGGAAGTACTCAGAATCTGTTCTATGCAATAGCGCAGGACGACAAAGTTTTGGACTTTTCCGTTGACCTTGACTTTGAGTTTACACGAACTAGGTTTACATCGATGAGTGAACACTTTTTTGTTCTTTACCTGATAATCTTTTATGATGATTCTATAAATGGCAATTCTCAGTACAGATATAAAGAAAGATTTCCACTTGCAGCAGATAGCGGAGTGATCCGAATAGATGAAGATGGAAAGGAAGTGAAAGGATTGACTTATAAAAACAGAACGACATTAAATCTTGCTAAAGGAGAGTCTGCAGCATTGGCCATATTCGGAACTTCATACGAGCAAGAGGCAGCGTATCTCACATACAATAAGATTGATGTTCGAATAGTTGAGGATAGTTTAGTTGAACCAACTCAGCAAAAGGTGATCTATGTCTATGATGCAATAGAGCAATTGATCAGAATCATGACCGGAGAAACAACTCCAATACTTGTTTCAAATTACTTTGGAAGAAAAGAACTAGGTTATGAAGAAGATGGGGAAGGTGCGTATATGACAATATGCTCCGGCTTTATGGCAAGGAACTTTGAAGATAAGCCTCTATCTACGACATTTGATGATATGATGAAATCTTTGTTTGCAGTTCTAAATGTATCTTATTCATTTGAGAAAGAAGGACACAAGGAATACATTCGTGTTGAGCCTCTTGAATATTTCTTTACAGAAAAGAGATACATTTTAAGCAAGGAGGTTGCGTCAAAAGATATAAAATTTAGTGTCAGTAAGGATTTCTCAATGCCGGGGTTAACTATTGGATATGAGAATGGTGGAGATTCGTACACTGAGGCGGTAGGACTTGATGAGTATAATGGATTGGCAAACTGGTTAACTCCACTATCAAAGGCAGGTGGAAAATTTGAGAGGATATCTCCTTACCGGGCAGATTCAACCGGATTAGAATTTGCTAGGAGAAAGCCTCAATTGAATTTTCCAACAGAAGATACTGATTATGATGAAGATGTGTTTTTGCTTGACATGAAGGTGTTTGGAAATGTTCTTAAATTGAGAACTTGGGACGACGACTTTGCTACTCCACCTGAAAACATTTATAATCCCGCGACTGCTTACAACTTAAGATTCAGTCCAACACAAATGTTTGATCGACATAGTTTCATGTTCGGAGCAGGACTTACAACTTATAAGGATAGTGTTGTGAGTTTTGGATCAATGACCGGGAACAGTCAACTAATACAAGACGGAATTCAGTTAAGGCAAGATAGAGCAATAAGTGAATTAGAAAATCCTAAGTTCAAAAACATAATGATTGAGTTCAAAATGGACACAAACTACTATGACGAACAAGCGATAATCGATAATATTTACGGTATTTTCGAGTTTAGTAATGAGAAGGGTCAAATATTCCAATTCAGACTATTTGATTTTAGCAAAGATAAATATAAAGGACTTTTGATCAATGGCATTCAGTAGTATAGAAATAACGTTTAATAGAAGAGTTGAACAAGCAGAAAATGTATTCTTCAATTGGAGGGATTTAGATGTTAATGGTGGTTTAACAAACTACACTACTAACGAGGTATGCAACAATCCTAGAACAAGGCCTGGGCAATTCAATTATAACCTGCAAAATAATAATGGTGAACTTGATGCGATCAGCTATATTCAGGCTTTTAACTATGACTATAATGGCGGTAATTTATTTACTGTAACGCAAGTAGGTATAAAGACAGTAAGAATAGAGGCTAAGAAAAGCAACATTGAATTCCTTAATCAGTCAGGTAGCTTCGGAGGATCATTTGTCGTTAATAATCAGCCTCAAGTTCCAACTTTCAATATTGTAAGCATAACAAGTTTAGAGGCCAACTCAGGTGTGTGTTCAAATATTAGAGTAAGAATTGTAACATCGTCTGCGATGACAAACTTGCTGCAGCCAATTGAGATTCTTGGAGTAAACAGTACCGTTGTTGAATTTGACTACGTTAGAGGAACAAGCTTTCTAGCGTCTGTAACAAATGGAAGTGACACTAGGAATCAATCATTTACAACTCCTACATTTCTCAACACACCAGTGATCAGTGTTGTTAATTCGCCTACCGGAGCAACTGCATCATTTACGCAACAAACAACTTTAAGTTCATTGCAGTATTCAATCGATGGCGTTACTTATCAGAACTCAAATGTGTTTCCGGGATTAGGAGACGGATCGTTCACCGGGTACGTTAAAGATACATACGGGTGTATTAAAACTGCAGCGTTTACTGTAGATGGATTCACTCCGGACGTAACTGTAGGAACTCCATCAGCATATATTTCAGGTACAAATTCAATAAGATTCAAAAAAGATGAGGTTTGGGACAACAATAGTATTTTCAGAAACGACACTAACACTCTATCTTATGAAGAGAGGTCGCTCCTTAATATTCCATTTATACATAAATTCACCGATCAAGATGTTGTTCCGGTGCAATTTAAAACTAACTATGAAACGAAAACGATAACAGTTCTTAATTGTACAAACAATACAGAAGACAACGTTGTTCCAATTCAACAAACAAACAACCTAAATAAGGTCGATATAAGGGATGCTATAGGTTATGAATTTAGTGATGGGGTACGTTATGGTTTTTACTTTCAAAACGGAAATACATACGAAGATGACAACCCGGTAAATACCGTTAAAGATTCATATGAACTATACGGAGCGTTACCTGCATGGGCAAAGATAGGAAACTACTTTTCTGTAAACTTTGGAGCATATGTAAAGATTGATGACATTGTTTTTGTTGAATCAATAAATGCAAGTGTGATCGTATCTTCCGCGTCATTCGCCGGAGGTGATCCGGATGTTATATTGAAGGCAAACTACAATGTTTTTAATTGGGATGCATACGAGTTTGAAATTGATATGTCCAGTTATTTGAACAAAGAGTTTCAGGTAAAGGTAGAACTTACTGACAGTAATTTCGATACAGTTACGTTTATATCTGAGAAAGTTCAAGTCTATTCAGACCTATCAGACAGATTAATGATCAAGGCATCGAACACAGAAAATAATGATGTTGTGTATCAAACTGGTATTGTGCATATTGCAAGAGTTGATTACGACATTGATGGTTTAGTTGATGAAAGTGAGTTAGAGGTACATAAGACAGATGATAATGTTTATCAGTTAAATGGTTATTCTTATGCAAAAAAGAAACTAACATTAACTAGAATGAGTACTATGATCGCTAGGCAATTAAGACAGATGCTTACGCTTGATACGATCTACATAAATGGAATAAGATGCTCTATAGAGTCGATTGAAAGTCCGGCCAGAATTGGAATAACAAACAACTATAAAATGGATGTTGTTTATTTCGAAAACTCTGACAAACCAGTATCAGGAGATATAGATACAGATGTAACACTAGATATAGTTGATGTTCCGGCATTGATAATCGGTAATAATGATTTTATAAAACAATAGTATGGCAACAGTAAATGAAGTGTATAAAGTAGCATTAGAAAATAGGAATGCTATAAATACTATCAAGGACTTAGCGAAAGCTACAGAAGATTTTACTTCTGCAGGAACTCTTTTAGATACAGACGTTGTTCGCGTGTCTAGATCGGGAGCGTCCTTAAAAAGCACAGTAGGAGACATTAAAGCTGCATCGGGAGGTGGAGATCTAAACGTAAGATCAGATTGGAATGAGACAGTTTCAGGCAACGATTCCTTTATTTTAAACAAACCTGAAAACCTATCTGACTTTAACAACGATTTACCTCCAGTTGATGTAAGTGCCGATGCGTATTCTCCATTAGATACTGGTGTTATAACTGGTGGTCAGGTGACAATAAATTCAGGAAACAACACTTTGGTTGACATTGCTGCAGGTACTGGAATC